CCGAGCGTTTCGCCGCCGAAGCGGTTGGTACTGACCTTTACCGATGCGTCGGTCCGGTTGTTCTTGGCGTAAACTGAAAGGGTGAACGGCCGGCTCCTTAGTTTGGCCAGGTCCTGCGACAAGTTCACGTAGGCTTTGATGGCGTCGGTGCCAGCGGATGTGGTTCTGACTCGCCAGGCTTCCTCTGTGCTCCACTCCGGGACGGCTACCGTCGACGGGTATCCGCTCGTGAATGCCGCGCCTTGGTACAGAGTCCAGCGGCCGGCGCTTAAATCCTCGCTGTCGCGGAACAGGTTCTCTCCGCCGACCTGACTGAATTTCGCCGTCCAGGTGTCTACCGTTTGTTTTACTTCCGATGTCAGGGCGAACAGGGGCTCGTTTTGCGCGTTCTTTGCCGCTTGGACCTTCTGGGTGATGGCCGTGTCGGTCAGCCCTATTTCTGACGCCTTGGTGGGCGATACATTGACCCAGGCGCTTCCGGTGGACCGTTTGAGTATGTTCGGTGCCGCGCTGGTATCGAGCCATAGGCGGCCGTTCGTGTGCGCTGGTGCGGTCGATTGCTTGTAAATCTTACCCTCGACCTCGGTCGATAACGCCCGCAGGCTGATGTCCGTAGTGTGCTGGTCGATGGCCGTCGTGTGCTGGCTGACGGTGGCTACGATGTTGTCTACCTTGTTTTCTAGGTCCTCCGGAGCCGGTGACCAGGGCGTTGGCTGGTTTCCCTCCTCAATTTTGAGCGTCGGGGAGTCCGCCACGGTAAATGAGAATCGCATGTAAGCCGCGGTGGCCGGGGCTTTTACCAATCGGCGACTGGCTCCTGCTACTCCGCTTATAAACGCTTTGCTGCTGGTATAAAAGCACGTGGACGGGGTGCTCCCTAGGGTGCTGTATCCGCTGGCCACATATTCCTGGCCGCCCGTGACCGGTATAAAATCGGTGACCCGCCAAGTGGCGGAAGTCGTCCGGACCCCGCTGGCTGAAAGGTACCCGGTCAGCATGGGCGCGCTTAAAATGAGCAGGTTTCGCCCGGTCTGCTGGTTTACTATTACCCACTTCGACCCGTCCCAGCGCTTGAGCTGATTCGGGACGACGGAGCTGTCTAGCCATAGCTGGTCGGTCGCTGGGTTGCTCGGTTCGGTGTTTGAAATATTGATGTCGTTAAAGTCCGATATGGTAATCTGGCCGACTGAAATAATAGCCATTTAGTCCTCCCTTGCTGTCTCCCTCTCTTCTGGGGTCAGTCGGTCCTCTTCGCCATTGGGCGCTGGTTCGACTGATGGCGCGACGAGGGTGACCGATTCTATAAAAGTGCTCATGCCGTACCGTTGCCATAAAAACTCGACCGGCTGGATGTCTGTCTCGAAAGTGACCCGGGTGCGCTCTCCGGCTAAGTCTAAATACGCTGTGTATTTCACCATTATTTGCTCACCTCTACTTTGAACATGGTTTTTGTGTCCACGTCTGCGGGGCCGATTCCTACTTCTTTGCCTAGCTTTATCCCGGCGGTTCCCCAGGCTGCGTCCTGGGCGTTGTTCTGCCATCTGGTCCACGTGTAGGTGTAGGCGTATGTAGGGCCCGCGTCTATCTCGCCGCCGTTCTGGAATAGCCGCGCCCGCAGCGTTGTTGTTCCGACGCCGTTCTTTAAAACGTCGCCGCCGCTCGAGTCGACTATGACCATTATCGGGTCGTCTAGGTCCTTGATGGTCGCGTATCCGACCACCTTCTGCCCGGAAGTCCCGCCAGCGTTGTCGGTGATGACCGCCTTGAAGGTCTGCGAGCTTGCTACTGCGTCCGGGTAAACCGTTAGGACTCCCTGGCCCGTTGTCACTACGTCAAAGCCGGTATTCGCTACCGCGCCGGTGGTCCCGGTCGTTGCTATGATTTTACGCCAGCCTACTCCGCCGTCTGGGTCTTGAGAGGGGAGTGAGCTTTCGGCTGCAAACCATTTGATTTTCTTGCTGCCGGAGCTGAGCGCGCCGTCTTTGTACAGGTCTGCTTGGATTGTCAGGCTTGCGGGGGTCTTGTTCCGGAAGAAGTCGCCGTTTGGAAGGCTTACGTTCCCTATAATCGCCGCTTTTGCGAGCTGGACCAGGGTTAGTGGGATTTGTGCGGAGAAACTGATGGGGAGCCCGGTGTCGGGGTCTGTGTAGTCGCCCTCCGCGCTATAAATGACCTGGCTCATGTTGGCGGGCACGTTTAGTTTGGTGGTGAGGGTTTCTCCTTTGGTGCCACTTTTGTACTCGGACGCAGTGCTCGTCGTTGATGTGATTTCGGTCTTGGTCGTGCCCACTGTTTTGTACCAGCGGACGCCGGCAACTCCGGACAGAATGCTCGTGGTGGAGCCAGCTTTTGCGAGGGCCAGGGTTAAAACCTGCGCGGTGGTCGGGTAGTTCGGTGACCACGCCAGGGTGGTCGCGTTGTAGGTCTGTGTGGTGGTTTGTGACGCGCTTATCCATGCGTTTAGCGCCGGGGCGTCGTATAGGTCGATGATTGTAATTTGGCCGGTTGAAACTGTCGCCATGTTTTATCCCTCCAGGATTTTTAGTGTGAAAGTGGACCGCCTGTAAATGTCGGCCTCGGTTACGGTGATTTGTTTTGCTCCTCCGAAGTAGCGCTCGTTCCATGCGGTGTCGGGGTTTCCGTCGGCGTTGGTCTTGGTCCATCGGAAGCGTGAAATGTCCACCTCGTCGGTTACGTCTTTGCCGTTCTTGTAGACCCGGCCTATCAGGGTGGTTGAGATGATGCCGTTCTTGAAAAACAGCCCTCCGGTGGATATGATGTCCGTCTGGTACAGGCTTATCTTCCCTACTTCTTCTGCGACTGCGTCGGTGACCGTGCTCTTAAAATAATCGTTTGCTGTGAGGTCGATGCTTGCGCCGTCAATCTTTAGCGTTTCACCGTCCCAGCTTAACTGGGCGTTCTCGAAACTGTCGCCTATAAAAAGGACGCCGGTGTCTAAGTTCCAGGTGACTTTGCCGCCTTGGAGCTGCCCGGTGCTGACTGTGTCGGCCACGACGCCATCGCCGTTCACGGCTGTTCGCCACTCCCATTGTCCGGCCGGGTTTTTACTGTTCGCTATGAGGAGCGTCCCTGCGCCCATGTAAACCACTTTTGTGGGGTTCTGGTCGATTGGGGCGTTGAAGCTATAAAAGCCTCCGGGTATCCCATACTCGTTTCCTGCGGGTAGGTCGTAGTTGTATCCGTCTGCGCCGAAGTAGGCGTCTGCGATTGCTGCTCGTAGCGTCTGCAAAAGTCCCAGGGTTTCGACCTCTTTGGCCTTGGCCTGGGCATTTATGGTCGCGGTTCTCTGCGCGCTGGTTACCTGTATTTTATCGCCCAGTTCGATGCTGCGTATCTCTTTTGTTACGAAGTCGCGCTTTATCTTAAATATCCGGGTTTTGTACCGGATTCCTAGGTCGTCGCGGATTATCGTGGCCGTTTCGCCAAGCTCTGCGGCGCCGGTTTCTATGACCGTGCTGCTTAGTTGGACCTGGGGCCTTGCGTTTGCCTCTGCGTGGTCGTAGGTGGCCTTTAGTAGCTCGGCCGGGTCCTCGATGTCCGGGAACTCTACCGTTCCGATTCGCGGCGTGCCGTCCTCGTAGCCGTATAACGCGGTGGCCTCGGGTATCTCTACCCACAGCTGTCCGGCGGGTTTGTCCACGGGGTCCGCGGGGGTCGTCCAGGTCAGCTCCTCGAAAGTGATGCGCCTTCCGTACCCGTCGCCGGTCTCTTCACCTTTTCCGCGGCCGATATATGCGGTGTAGGGTACTGCGTTCCGTTCAGCGGTTACGGTGGCAAGTGAGCCGCCGTATTCGTACCATTTCCCGTAGTCCTGCGACCGGTGGTCCATGATGTCGATGTATTTGCCGGTTATCGTGGACCCGGTCATGGTGATTCTTGGCCGGAATTCTACCCGCCACTTGTCTAAAAAGTCCCAGAAAGCGGTTAGCTTCTGGACGAAGTAGTGTGAGGTGCTCGCGGTGTGTGTGGTGTTTATGGTGCCGACCGTCCAGCCTGTGCCCTCCAAAATGTAGGTAAGGACCGGCAGGGCGGGTGATTTGGACGGCCGCTTGTCTACTATGACTCCGCGGCCGGCTAAATCGTCGAATAGCTCGTAGGTGCCCTCTAGGGTCGCCTGGCCATCTTCTTTACTGAATCGGTCTATTTTGTAGCGCCAAAAGATGGACTCGTCGTCCACGTCCTTGGCGCCGAAGAAGTGAGCGGCCTCGGCCTCCGCGGAATACTTGACCGTCGCCGTTGCCGTGATTAAATCATTCAGGACCTGCTCTTGGCTGTGCGCCCGGATGAATTCGCCCGGTATGGTTGCTATCAGGGTCTTGCTCTTGTCAAATAAATAAATCATTTCCAGCGCCCTCTCAAAGTTAGGGTAAGGCTTGCGCTGGGCGTGATGTCCACTTGGTCCCCGTTCTTAACGGTGAATTTTCCGAAGTCTGAGGTCACGTAGTCCAGTTGTGCCATGGCGGCCGCGCCGTTCTTGGTTATCCGAAGGAGCGGGTTACTTGCGCTTGGCGCGAACACTATTTTGTCGCCGATTTTGTAAGACCCGTTTAGTATGATTCGGCGTCCGGTGGTGATGTTGCGTATCGTCACCTTGGTCCCTGCTGCGGTCAGGGTGGCTTCTATCTTGTCGGGGTGTATTTGGTAGGGGCTCGGCAGAGCGACCGTCTGGGGGTTCCCTGTGGCCGTCTGGGGGGCAGTGTACTTGTATGGGTCGCCGCAGAGGATAGAATAGGTCCCCACGATGTCTAGTCGTTCGGGTGGGACGTCTCCCATCTCCTCTAGCTGCCCGTTGTAAAAGACGCCCGGGTCGTCGGCAAAGGAAAAGCTGCCAGGTTTGTCCAGGGCGGCTCTTAGCGCCCTGAATTTCTGCTGCAGGTCGGCGGCGGTAGCCGCGGTCAGTCGGTACTCTACTTGAATGGTCCGTGCGGGAAGGGACCGGCCCAAAATTGGGAGCCCATCCTGCCCGGGGGTTGCGCCGAGCGTCTGGATGATGTCGCTTATCGTTTCCCGGCCCACGATGTTTAGCGTGGTGTACCCGGGCACCTGGGCCTCGATTGTTTGGCCGTTGAAGGTCATGGCATTCGACGGGAGCTTGCTGACCGCTGGGTGCGGTTCTAGGTTTTTAAAATCGTACATGGGCGCCTCCTATGAATATGCCAGTTCGAGTTCGGTGTCCGCGTCTTGCTCGCGTGAAATGTCTTTTACGTAAGCCTTGTAGGTCTGCCTTCCCATCTTTAGGATTATCTGGGTAGGCTGCGCGGGTGCGTGGAGCTCGGTGCGTGTGGTTTGTGATTCACCCTTCTGTTCGAAGAATGGTTTTAAAAGCTCCGGAAGTTTCCTAATGGGCATGATGGCCTCCGGTCCTGCCTCACCCACGCCTTGGAATCCTTGGGCGCTTGGGAGGATGGTCGGGGCGTTAAATATTGCGCCGGCCGCGTTCCATTTAATCCCAAACGTCGGGATGGACGGTGGGGCCAGGCTGAATTTGCCCTGTATTGAAATCTTGGGGAGCTTTAGCTTCGGCAATTCCCACTTGAAATCGAAGAAGCCCTTTATTTTGTCGATGGCGAGTCCTACGGCGTCTCGGGCGCCGTTTATGGTGTTGGTGACGTTTGTTTTCATCCCGTTGAACCATTCCGCTACCGCGTCGATGCTGCCCTTGATTCCGTCTAGGACGCCCTTGACGGTGTCTACTGCTGCGCTTACGTTGTCGAAGGCGGTTTCTACCGCGCCCTGGATGCCGCCGAATACGGTTTTAAAAATGGGCAGCAGGACGGTGTCTAGTAGTACCTTGATGGCGTCAAAGGCTGGCTTGAGCACGGTGTTCCACACGGCTTTGATGGCCATGAATGCCAAATCTACCGCGGTCTGAATTGCGGGGAATACTTTCTCAAAAATGGGCTTTACCTTGGTGTTTAAAACGTCCATGACCGCGTCAAATACGGGGCTTAGGACGTTTTTCCAGAGCCACTCCATCCGGTCAAATGCATTTTCGACCGCGGCCTTGATGATTGGAAAGGCTATTTTGAAAGCGGGCATGAGGTTGGTGTTTATTAAATTCATTATCCCGGTGAAGACCGGTTTGAGGACGGTCTCCCAAATGGTTTTTATGACCGCGAATGCCTTTTGTACCGCCTCTTTGATGAGCGGGAAGGCGCGGGCAAAAATGGGGCCGAGGTCGTCTCGGATGAATGCGACTACTGCGTCAAAAACTGGCAGCAGGGTCTCGGTCCAGAATTTCTCGATTTCGCTGAATACCGTTTCTACTACGTCCTGGATGACCGGGAAGAATTCGGCGAAAATGGGCGCGAGCTCTTCTACCACGAAAGTGGCT